GTCTCCACCGGCTTGTCTGCGACTGGTAGTACGCGCGGAAATGATGATTTCGTTAGCGTCAGGATTACATCAGCTACTAACGAGCAGCTTGAGGTGGGCTCGGCCTCAAGCATTACTGTCGCATTTCAGATTGTGGAGATGTCGTCAGCTGAAATTGCATCTGTTCAAGAAGTCTCTGCAACGCTCGCGGCGGTCACGAACGATGTTGCTATCACCTCTGTTGATACTACGAAATCGTTAATTTTTGCGTCATCGTGGCTGTCAGGCGCTGCTTCAGCAGGGAACCGCCAGCTACCGATAATGTCACTCACGGGCAGCACAAATCTCCGATTGCAGTCTGCTAGCGTTGCCCTGTCTGCAATGACCGTTTACGCCTACGTTGTTGAGTTTGTGCACTTGCCCGTGACTCATACATTAACAACCGGAATCACAGGCACAACAACAACCGAGGTTCTAGGTGCCGCGCCAACCAATGGCGGCGCGATCATCAATGGACTCATCGGCAGATGGGGCACTGCGGATGACAATGATGATGATTCACTTGAGGCGATGTTCACAGCAACCTTAAGCGGCTCGACATGGACGTTTGAGCGCGCAGCCAGCACTACTACTGCAGATATAAGTTATTCAGTATTTGATTGGAACGACCTGTTTGCAGGCACCACTGTCGTGACTCAAACGGCAACGTTACAGTGGTCATTAATACAGGCGCTCGCGCAGTCAGCGGACATTCGCTGGGACATGTTGGCTGGTATCCAAAACGCTATGGATTTGCGTTGGGCGTTAATTGAGGCGCTGAATCAATCGAGCGATATCCGCTGGGATATATTGGCAGGGGTCCAGAATCAATCTGATGTGCGATGGTCTTTGCTGAGTTCCTTGACCCAAGCCGCCGAGTTTAGGTGGAATCTAAACCAAGCAATCGCTAAAGCCGCTGATATCCGCTGGGATGTGCTTGTTGATATTCAGGCCACAGCCGAGTTTAGGTGGTCGCTACTACAGGCGCTCGCACAGTCAGCGGACATTCGTTGGGGCATATTGGATGGAGCGCAGAGTTCAGTTGATATCCGCTGGGATGTGCTTGAATCAGTCGCCCAATCTAGCGATATCCGCTGGGGTCTTTTGGAAGGCCTTAATGTCACCCTTGACCTTCGCTGGGACATTCTCAGCGCACTTCAGCAAGTGGCGCAGACAGCGGAACTTCGCTGGAGCCTTCAAGCCACAGTAAGCCAACAAGCTGATATCCGCTGGGATATCCAAAGTGCAGTAGCTAAAGCGATCGATGTCCGGTGGTCCACTCTTGAAGCAATCGGCATTTCAGCCGAACTTCGCTGGGATTTAATCAATAGCCTTGCGGCCCAACTAACGGCCCAATGGGACATGCTAGAGCAGATTGCCCAAGCAAGCGATATTCGTTGGGACATGCTGGTTAATACCTCAGCACAAATTGATCTTCGGTGGGAGTTAGTTGAGGCAACAAGCAACACAATTACATTGCAATGGGTCGTTGGGGTTACAAACCCCCTAAAACAAACGACAGCAATATGCGCTACGCTACCAGGCGCAACTGAATTGGTAGTTACAATCCAGAGATAGAGGATAAAAACATGCCTATCGTCGCAAATGACATCGACTTTCACCTGTCCGGTGGCGCTTCAAACACGGATCAGAATGCGTCCCTGGGGGGCGTGATCAGCTCCACTGAGTTGACTGACGCAACCCTCCATAACCTATTTGACCAGGTTTCAAGCGCAGAATCCGCCGCTGGGGATACTGAATACCGCTGTGTCTATGTCAAAAACAGCCACGGCACCCTCACGCTTCAAAATGCCACAGTAGAGATTCAGACAGACACCCCGAGCACGGATACCGATGTAGAGATTGCGGTAGGCTCGGCGGCTGTAAACGGCACAGAGCAAACAGTCGCAGACGAATCCACGGCGCCTACAGGGGTCACATTCGAGACTGGCTCAACTGCATTGGCCCTGGGGAATATTCCTGCAGGCGAGCATAAAGCTGTTTGGATCAAGAGGGTCGTCAGTGCCGCCGCCTCAGCATATAACAATGATAGTGTGATTTTGGAAGTTAACGGAGATACCGGAGCATAAAATGGCAACCAAAGTTAAAGTTAAACCTAAGCCTAAAGCTAAAGCCATCGCCAAAGGTCGTGAGGTTGAAGTCCAGCGTATGGACCAGGAGCCAGAGATGGTGACTGTGGTTGAAGTGCTGGATTTAGACGGCGAAGTTGCAGAAACACACCGGCTCGAGGGCGGTGAGAGCGTGGCCCTTGTCTTTATGCCGACGCATTCAGTCAGCATTAAAGAAGTGAGCGCCGATTAGTGACAACTATATCGCAGGGCAATGAGCATGACTTCAACGTTGTCGTCAAGGATGCGGCAGGCGCAGCTATTGACCTCACGGGCTTTGGTATTTCGTTTGCTGTAGCCCCGCATGTTAATGCTACGGCGCTATTCACAAAGACGGTTGGGAGCGGGATTGCAATTACAGATGCCGCGGCAGGCAAGTTCACAGTAACGCTGAGTGATACGGATACAGACCTTCGCGGTCGTTATTATTACGAGTGCAAGACGACAGATCTAGCGGGCAACGATGCGACGCTTTTGACAGGGCACATTGTATTTGGAGCAACGCTTCTGTGATTGATATCGGGATCACTATTGATGGCGCAGATGTGATAGCAAAAGAGCTGAAAGGCTATGAGGAGCAGATACCATTTGCCACAGCAGTCGCACTAACAAAGACCGCAAAAGCTGTAGAAGCAGATATACGCAAGGTTATGCCCCGCGTCTTCGACAGACCAACGCGGTTCACACTATCAGGCACATTTACCAATCCGGCCACCAAGAAGAACCTAAATGCATTTGTGGGGCTAAAGGACTGGGCACCCAAAGGCGGGAATGCTCGTGATTATCTGCAGCCTCATGTCTACTCAGGACCTCGCACACCCAAGCGTAGTGAGAAGGCGCTGAGGCAACGTGGCTTTCTTAAAAGCAGCGAGTTCCTAGTGCCTGGTCGTGATGCACGGCTGAACAAGCATGGCAATATCACTAAGGCCCAGGTAGTCAAGGCTATGTCTAACATTGGGGCACAGCGGGACAGCGCACAGAACAGCCGCCGAGACTCGGGGCGCAAATACTTTTGGTTACCAGGTGCAGGGATATTCTTCAGGCAAGGCGGCAGACTCAAATCATTCCTGGTGATAGCCAAGCAGCCCCAGTATCGCAAGCGATTCGATTTCTTTGGCCTATCCAAGGCAAGCGCAGCACACCACCTGCCCATAGAGGCATTCAAAGCCGCCAAATTCGCTCGGGATACAGCTAGGTAGCACCCATAGGGTGCAAAAAGGTACTTTCTGGGCCTCCGGAGTGCGGGTAATTCGAACCCCGGGCTTTTTTTATTTATGAAATATTTTATAGGGTGGTTGGTTGGTTGCGAAGACGAAATCAAAAGCGAAGGCGAAGCCAAAAGCCAAGGGAAAACCCGCCCCGAAGGTCCCTGACGGCTACCTGAATAAGCGGCAGATGTGCGATTCCATGGGCATTTCCCAGACAGCGTTTGATAAATACAAGATTGAGCCGATTCTCCGGCAAGGTGGCCGGGCTTATTACACCGTTCGACAAATTCTAAACAACCGGCTGGAGAATCTGGCTCAGCAGTTCGAGGATAGATTTCAGGGTAGCGAAGAGGATGGAGACGAGCTGCCCCCTGGTTCCATTAATGGCGACAGAGAAAAAGCCCGGCTCGACAAGGAGCGGGCAGACGGACAAGCGCTAAAAAATGCAGTGACTCGCGGTGAGCTAATACCAACAGACGCGGCGATGTATATTTTTGGTGAGATGGGCGCTGAGATATCTTCCATTTTAGAAGTTATTCCCGCCAAGCTAAAACGTCGTGTGCCAATATTAAAAGCGGCGGATATCAATGCAGTCAAAAAAGAAATTGTTAAAGCCCAAAATATTGCAGCTGATGTAGCGGCCGGGCTCGATGAATACACTGAAGGTTATAACGCCGAGACAGCTAACGAACTTGCGGAAGGCGATTGATGCAGGGCTAAAGGTTCTCCGCAAGCCCGAGCCACAAACCTGCGCAGAGTGGGCAGATGCAAACTTCTACCTGTCTCCGGAATCTAGCTATACCCAAGGACGCTGGGAGACCGCTCCTTTCCAGGTGGCAATTCTAAACGCCATGGGCAATGACGATATCCGTGAGGTCAATCTGGTTAAGTCTGCCCGGGTCGGTTACACCAAGATGATCCTGGCGGCTATCGGCTATTTTGTCGAGCACAAGCAGCGCAACCAGCTGCTATGGCAGCCCACAGACCAGGCCGCTGAAGAGTTTATGAAGCAGCACGTTGATCCTATGGTCCGCGATGTGCGCAGCGTGAGGTCGTTGGCCCCCTGGCTGGAGAAGAAGCACAAAGACAATACGATCAACTATAAGCGTTTTAGTAACAGCCGCCAGCTGATGATTAAGGGCGGCAAAAGCGCCAAAAACTACCGGGAAAAATCAGTCGGTGTAGTTTATTACGACGAGCTCTCCTCGTTCGACCCTGACATTGAAAAAGAGGGCTCGCCCGTTGTTCTAGGCGATAAGCGCGTCGAAGGTGCTGCATTCCCCAAAAGCATTCGGGGATCCACTCCAAAGCTTGCCGACAGTTGCCAAATAAGCTTAGCGGCTGAAGATGCTGAGGCTCATTTCCATAGATTCGTTCCCTGCCCCAAGTGCTCGCACATGCAGCGCTTGGAATGGGGCGGCCCTGACTCTGATTTCGGGATCAAGTGGGACCGGGACGGTGACACACACCGGACCGAGACGGCCTACTATGTGTGCGCCGGTTGCAGTAAGAAAATCGACAACCGAATGCTAGACAAAATGGATAGCAATGGCGAATGGCGAAGTGATACAGGTCTGATGACCCTAGATGGAATGCGTTTTTATCGCAGGGGTAAACGCGGTGCTGAAGTGCTCACAGAAACTCCGGAAACAGCTGCCTTTTATATTTGGGCTGCCTATTCTCCATGGACCACATGGGCAAAGATTGCAAAAGATTTTGTTGCCGCGTCTAGAGATCCAATCAAACTCAAAACCTGGGTAAACACTACGCGCGGCGAGCAATGGGAAGAGCAAGGCTCTAAGCTTGAGGGGCATAGCCTTTATATGCGACGAGAACACTATCCAGCCTCGGTGCCGCAAAAAGCAGTTGTTCTGGTTGCGGGGGTGGACACCCAAGATGATCGGTTGGAGGCCTCCATTTGGGCGTTTGGTGGCGAATATGGTGACGAGAGCTGGTTGGTTTCTCACGATATATTTTGGGGTGACCCTGGCCGGTCTGAGTTGTGGGATCGACTAGACGACTATTTGATGAAGCCTTGGGAACATGAGTCAGGGACAACGCTCCGTGTCGCGGCCACAGCGGTTGATACTGGCGGGCACTACACTGATAGTGTTTACAAGTTTTGCAAAAACAGAAAAAATCGGCGCATTTATGCAATCAAGGGCAGCAATCAACGCGCTATGCCCCTGGTCAGCCGGCCCAGTAAAAATAATAAGGCGAAGATCAATCTCTTTAGCGTCGGTACTGATACTGCCAAGGAATTGATATTTGGCCGGTTGCACATCCCCGATCCTGGTCCAGGCTACGTTCATTTCCCCGTTGGTGTCGCCGGCGTGGATGAGGAGTATTTTGAGCAGCTGACCAGCGAGAAGCGGGTCACAAAGTATATCAAGGGCCGTCCGGTTAAAGTATTCGAGCCCATTCGGAAGCGGAATGAGGCGCTGGACACCTTTGTCTATGCGCTAGTAGCGCTAGAGATACTGAACCCCAATTTTAAAAAACTCGCCGAACGGCTGGCAGAAGAGCCAGACCCGGATGATGAACCGCCACCCACTGAGCCTGAACGGCCTAGCAAGTCCGCTGCAAAAAAATCAACCCGAAGAGCCAGGCGCAGGCCTGGGCATAAAGGAGGCTATGTTCAATCGTGGCGAAACTAAACCTTCCGGCGGTAATACGAGCTGGAGACACTCTCAAATTTACCGACTCTATAGCAGGTTACTACGC